AAGTTGCCGTTGCCATCCTGCTATAGAGCATCGTGTCAAGTTTAACATCCCCGTTCTTACTTGTTTTCGCAACGTGCGCTTGTTCGGTAGTCTTTTATACTTTGGTTAGACTTTGCACCATATACAACCTACTTGTACATGTTCTTAACGTTTGGTGTATGACCTTTTTACAATGGCTGTTAAGATAGCCACGCTCGGACATTCTGCCGAACCAACGAATTAATAAGTCAATCGTTACAAATGAGTAACGGTTAAG